AGCAAAATAAAAAAGAACATCGGTAATATCCGATATCGTGAAGCAGAAGTAGGTGAGGATGGAGTTAGAAGTGTGGGTACTTTTAATCCTGCTTTTGTAAAAGCGTTAGCGGGGGCAAGACGACTACCTAAAGCCGCATTTGAAGAAGGTGTAACGGCATATAGACTGGCAAATAATATAAAACCTAGTGAACCCCTTGACTACTCTAAGATTGAAGTTCTTAATGGTATAACCATTGCGGGTCAGAAGTGGATGGAATCCCTTCCTAATCTTCCAGCTATTGACTAAAATAAAAAGGGGCCGTAAAGCCCCTTCTTTTTTGTGTTACTTACTAACGATTATCCCCACTGCCAGATAGCGTACCACGCTTCTTGCGGTCAGCCAGTTTCTGTAAGTTGTTCTCCATGATATGACCAAGGTCCATCTCCATTTCTTTAGCTAGTACGGCACAGTACCATAGCACATCCCCAATCTCATATCCAATCTCAATGCGCTTGGCAAGGTACTCATCTTGTGCTGCGCCATCACGAATGAACTTCTTTACCTTGTTAGCAATCTCACCTGCCTCTCCCGTAAGGCCAAGAGTAAGATACTCCATAGCCTTGTTCTTAGGGAAGATAGCAGTCTCACATGCTTTTTCTTGATAAAGTGTTGCAGAAATGTCACTCACTCTTTTCTCCTTCATCCACTGTTTAGCTTCTAGTTCTAGGTCCATTTAGTTTCTCCAAGTGTTCAAAGTAAGCAGCATTCCAACCACGCTGCCACTCACGAAACTGCATTGTATTGGGATGCAGCTTTCTTTCTACTTTGGGTTTGATCCTTTTTTTCTTATTAATGAACTGCCCCCAACTGAAGAAGTCTTGATAACCCCACTCGTATTGTACTCTGAGTGGGGCATCGTATTTACTTAGACCATTACGCCTCAACATCATTCTCCTGTAATTGATAGTTGAAAATCTTGATAGCAGTTACTCTATCAATGTTAAACCACTCACCCCGTCTTTCCTTTGCAAAATGAGTGAATGCCTTGTGCATCTCCTTTTCTTTCACGTGTCTATCTTCTGTTGCTAGAGTTGCGATTATACTGTAATCACGAAACGGGGATGATGTTTGATATCCATTCAAACGATCCTCTGCAATACTAGCCTTGCCTACCTTAACCCAATCTGGCCATGCATCATTAACAATGATGTAGACTTCACCCTGCGTAGTGCTTTCAATCTTCATATGCGACCATGCATCATCTAGTGATTTGAAGCGTCCGGGTTTATGCAGGGGATGCTTCTTTGAAATTTCTTTACCGTTGACATACATGCGCTGGGCATCCCGTTTCTTTACAGCTTCTGGGTTGTCTTTGTAGTACATAGGGTTGCCTGTGTACGGGTTTAGTTTAAATCTATCCATTATCATTTTCTTTCTCCTTTTCTTTTCGTTTCATCCATTCTTCGTACTGCGGGTGTTTAGGGGGTGGATTAAACTGCACCCACCCCTCTTCTCGTTTCCACGCTAGTTTCTCTTTCTTCTTACTCATTGAAGTAATTGTCCAAGATATCAAGCCTATCCTCGTGCATAGCCATCTTATCTAACTCACCCTGTATAGCTTCCATTACATCTGAATGCTCCCCTATACCTGCTGGGTTTTTAAGATACACTTCAATGTTCATCATATGCAACTGGCTACTTGCTTTTGCGTGTTGCTTGAGCGTTTGTATCATTGCATCTCTCATCTGTCAACTCCTTTCTTTTGCCTGTTAAATATTGTGGTGTCTTCTTTTCTTTAAAGAACCTACCAAATATTTTGTACAGCAGACTCTCTATGTCTTTCATTGTTTACGCCCTCTAAACCTGTGCTTGAAGAATACAACAATATTGATTGTGGTGTTGACAGTGATGGCTAACAACAACCACCACTGCCACCAGTTAGGCATGTCTGCTCCTTCAATCATGCTGCATTCAAGTCCACTACCTCACAGACACCAGCAGTACAGGCCAACTCACGTCCACCGGATGTAGTGTCTTCCTTCTCAAACTCTTGTAGCATATTCCAATTAACACTCTTAGGCATCTGTGTCAAGAGTTCTCTATACGTACCTTCATCAATATCCTGATAGGGTGCTTGCTTATAGGTATGCTCACTGAATGGCAGGAAGCTAATGCCTGACACCTCATCAAAGTGTTCGTACACCCATGAGCCTACAGCCATCCACTCATTCTCTTTGACAGAGATAGTTACAGACGGCTTATGCTCACACCAGTGACGCTGATACTGCAACCACAACTCAAGCTGCTCAATGGCATCCATCTCTGTGCGGCATACTGCACTGTTGGGTGACTTCATTGGGAAGCTGAACACCGTAGTGCTGTCAGGCTTCATTACATCAGGCTCTGCAGGTATACCCTCTGACACAAGGAACTGTGTGATAGGGTCTTTATTGTCACCCCGTACCGTGCGAATGTAGTATGGGTTGTGACGGGCGTGAATGCCACTGGCACTGTCCACAAGCTGTGACACTGTACCACTAGGCTTCACACAGGTAATGGCTGTTGACTGTGGAATGTCAAGCTGCCGTGCCATAGATGCATTGGTTTTAATTGCCTGTTCCTTGAGTGCATTGAGTGTAGCCCCAATGTTCTTGCCCAGATGCGTTGACTTACCTGACATCATATCATTGTCCATGATACCTGTCAGTGATACACCAAGCAAGCGTTCCTCTTCTGTGTTCTTCTTCCACACATTACGCAGGTATTTGAAGTCAGTCAGTGTAGACTGGAACGTACCCAAGATAGTGGCAAGGCGAACCTTTTCAGTCAGTGTCTGCTGTGTGTCTGATGCACGTACAACAACCTCTGACAGATTACAGAACTGGTATGGACGCAAGATAATTTCACTGCAAGGGTTGCATCCGAAATCATGCTCTACCTCACGGCGACCATTCTTAGCTGCCTGTACCTGTGCTGACTTACGATTGAAGATACCACGTTCACCAGACTTGCTTTCATACAGGGATACCCACTCACGCATGAATGTACCCATCTCTGGCTTGCCCTTGTAGGCTACGCTGTTGTTAGCCAGCGCACGTTGCCCTTCGTTCTCCCACCACATACCTGACTTGGCATGTGCCATCTGGTCATCATTCAAGTTGGACAGGCTGATGAGTGCGCTACGACGTACACCGCCTACGACTACAACCTCACCAATCTTACACATGATGTCGTGGCATTCAATGGGAAACAGGCGACGACCTGCTGCACCCTTGAACTTCTCCACAAGGAACTCAAACAGTTCCTCCAGTGGGGCTGGGCCACTTGCTCTACCACCAAAAGTCTTGAGACGTGCGCCAGCAGGACGAACCTCTGACGTATCCCATTGGGGTATCTGCCCTGCGTAAAGGAGCGAGATCAACTCACGCAGAGATTTGGCCCAGCCCGGACGGGAGTCGCCAACCTTGATGACTGTATCACTAAGATGCATGTCTTCGTTGACGACAGGCAGCTTCTCAATGTTGTGACGTTCTACTGAGAAGCCTACACCAGTGCCGCACATAAGGATGTACATAGTCTCGTCAAAGGCACGAGGGTTATCTACAGGCACGTAAGAGCAGTTGTAACCACCTACATGACAACGGTCAAGCGCAGGTCCAGCGGTCATCAATGCTCTCATGCTTGGCATGATGTCTTGGTTTAACACAGCTTGCTCAAGTTCACCACGTAGTTCATCCGACAGGACATACTTGTGCTTGCTCTTGAGATGCTGTGTCATGTAATCAAAGTATCGTGCGACTGTCTCGCCCCATGTCTCACGACGCTGCTCATCCTCTTTCCATCGGGCGTACCGTGAAAGAGCGATAAAGTTCTGGTAGTCTGTTGGTAAATAGTTACTCATCTCTCACTCCGTTAATGTTTTCATATGTTTGATGTCTGCTCCATCCACGTCGTAGAAGTACTCGCGGATGCCGTCCTCAATCTCTGCACCAACATCTTCATCTGCAGGGATTGGATATTCTTCGGGGTCAATATCAATTGTGATGTAGACTTTAACTCTCATCACTCGCCACCACGTCTTCTATAAGCGTATTGAGATACCACTGTGCTTTCTGTAAGTCTTCAATAGGCTTGCCCTTGTAGTCGAAACGCCACATGTACTTCATGACATTACCCTGTAGATAGTACTTGAAGTTTGGCCCCAGTGCAGCCTGAATAGCTGCGATACACTCAATGCCTGACTGATTGTAATGTGAAGGACTGTTCACCATGTCAGTCTTTGCGTCTTTCATTTGCTTTGTGTAATACTCATCCATCAGTTTCTCCTCATCTTTGAAATATCCTCAGCCTCTTGTTGGCTGATAACTGGTACTGCATTTGACTTATGCATTGTTGCAATACCTTTGACA